TATCCCACAGGGATTCTTTGGTTGCCTTTATCCAAGAGGCTGAACGGGCTATGTCGGAGATACGGATTTCACCTATTAAGCCATCAAAGAAGTAATTATTTAAAAGATTATACCTAGCTCCAATCCTTGTTTCTACTGATGAACCTGTTGTAATGCCACTAACTGTCGTTAAGTGCCAAGCTGATTTCCCTATTACATTACTTGGCACTCCGTCTACATACAAAGTGCCATTAGAAGAGTTCAGAGTGGTGGCAACATTACAGTAGAACCAACCCGTACTATGGTCATCAGGACGGATAGCTGTTATCCAATGCGTTAAACTTGCACCCGTTTCTCTCCAAATAAGGGCTTCTACAGTTCCACTCGCTATATCAAAATCAGCAGAATCGGGCAGGGTAATGTAATCATCACTAATTTCCCCCTCAAACTCCTGTGCCTTCGCTACCAACCCATCAGCTTCAATAGGCTGATTAGCCCCCTTCTTTGCACCGTCATTATCGTTAGAAGTAGAGTCGTAGATATGGGCGTTATCCACCCCATCAGCCATATGGTAGACAGCCTTGAAATTTACGTCCCAGACACTCTCAGCAACTACATCATTAGTATCTCCAACATAAGTATCATTATCAGCATGGTCAACATCATAATAGAGGTATAAGTCAGTATCAGCACCACTAGCTATATCGGAGACTTTAACCCATAGCCAAGCCTTTTCGTTAGCATCATCCCACTTTTCTATTTCAACATAGAGTTCAGTCGTGCCATCATCTTTTGTAACAGCTATTTTCTTTCTGTTACCATCAGCCATAAGCTCATCAAAGATTGCCGAAGCGTCAACGCCACCGATTCCAGAAGATGCTGATAGGTAAATTAAGACAGGGAAATCTTCTAATGCAGCGTCTATATCACCACTATCAATAGTGAGTTTTATTCGTTTTGTCCAATCTAGGAGCCAAGCTCCTGCTGCCATGATAAGCCTCCCTTAAATTCTAAGTCCTGTCCTGAGCCTTATATCATCAACTAAGGGTATTTCTATTGCCTTAGCTAATATCCTGCCATCCAGTTCAAGGATAATATTAACCACCCTGCCCCCTATTCCACCAACCATCCCTGATAGTTTATCTAAAGGTAAAACCGCCTCTGGCCTCTTCTCTGCTATATTAGTCAGCATGGGTCGCATAGCTATACCACCCTCAGCCATCCCCGCTGCTTCTCGCCTCATTACAGTTGACTGTGCCGCTGAGATTGTCCCTGCTATTCTTCCAGCCCTTATTGTTGCCGATAGTGCCTGTGATGCCTGCGCCCCAGCCCAATAAGAATGCCATTCGGCTTCATTAGCAAATGTTGGTTCTCCTCCGGGTATTGCCCCACCAACTGGAGTTACCCTAGCCCCTTCGTATGCCTTTGCAAGCCCGTCAACAGCTACGGCTTGGTCTTCCAGAATAGCATTTACTTCTTTAGCAAGTAACCCCGTAACTTCAAGGTATGTATTTACATTATCTAATTCGTCTCCATAATCTTCCCATAAATTGGCTATTCTCTCGCTTGTCCATCCCTGAGAAATTAAAGCCTTAGTGACATCATCTGTGGTTATTCTTAACTTACCAGCTTCGCTTCTCTCATACTCAAGCTCATCCCTAAGTGCCTCAATCTGTTCAAGCCTATTCTCGTAGATTTCCTGCTGCTCAAGTAATACCTTCTGTTGTTCCTCAAGCTCCTCTCTATAGGCTATTTCAGCTTTGGTCAAGTCATCAACCGCTACAGTCGTATCTTCAAGGATTCCCTTGTTAATCTCTAGCTCTCTATTGGTTATAGATAGGTCTCTCTTTACCTTCTCAGCGTCAATCATATTTGAAATGGCGTCGTGTGCTTCCTGAACCTTTCCACCCAGTATAGGAATCCAAGAAGTAAATTTAGCTAAAGCACCGAGTATCTTCTCTATAGCAGTCAGGACAAATATTTTTATCTCAGACCAAGCTATTTTGAAGAAGTGAACCACCTTATCCCAGTTCTTCCACAAAGCAATACCGGCAGCTATTAGAGCTGTGACACCCAAGATAACAAGTCCTATCGGCCCCAATGATAGGTGAAGAGTTATCCCAAAGGCTGCCATCGCTGCTGTGATACTGGGCATTAAAAGAAGAAGCCCACCTAGAGTAGTAAGTAATACACCCAATACTCCAGAAGCAATAACAATAACTTTTGTTAATGTGGGATGTTCAGCTATCCATTCCTTCATACTCTCTATAATAGGCATAATGGTTTCTAGAAGAGATGTAGCAACCGGCAGAAGAGCAGCACCTAGAGCTTCAACAACATCACCGACATTATTCTTTAACAAGTCCATTTGCCCCGCTAATGTTTGTCCATAAGCTTCGGCTTGCCCAGCAAATAATCGTCTAAGTTCAGCCCACTTTTCCTCTTCGTTCTCAACGGATTTCAAGGCAGGGATGTATCGTTCAACCATTCCCCAGTTTCCACCCATAGCATACTGAACCAACTGTGAAGCGGAGGCAAGGTCTTTATTAGTCCCAACTGCCACATCCATTGCCAGGGTAAGATAATCTTGGGCTTCTGCTAAATCTCCGGTCATACGAATCATTGAGGCCAGGGCATCACGCATATCGGAATCAGCGAAGGCAGTGGCTTGCTGTTGTGCATTTATCCACCCTTCGAGAGATTCCTTAGCATCATCATAGGAAAGTCCTACATTGGTCATTGCTACACTAAGCCGTTCAATACCAGCCTCTTCAGCGGCAGCCGCCTTCAATGATAAAGCCAGGCTACCCACAATAGCGGCGCCGGAGGCTACCATTGCTATACCGATAGCCTTCCGATGTTTTTCTATTGTCCCTCGGACACCAGACATCTTCGCATCAAAGTCTTTGGTATCTACCCCTAATTTCAGAAGGGCATCTCCGATTGAAATACTAATGGCACACCCCCTATTACTTTTTCTCCACCTTTATCATACCGTTGGACATAGCTGAGAGTGCTTCAATGGGCACAGAACGGTCAGTAGAAGGTTGATTTGTATTACCTGTCTCTCGCTTCTTTCGTTCGGCTAGTTTTTCGCACATCAAATCCAACAATTCGTCAGTCCAGTTATTCACGATATAGTCGGGCGTGATGTGCCATTCACATAAAAAGAATTCAAAAGCTCCACCGATTGTTATTTTGGCACAATCTGTGCCATCGTCTCCGGCAGCGCCCGGGCTAAAGGGAAAGCTATCTTTACCACCTCATTAAAGGCTATCCTCAATTCTTCATCAGTAGCAACATTCTCAATTTCTTCCCTGTTCAGGTCTTTGGCATAATCAAAAAAGAGGTCAACTACCTGGTCAGGCATTGTTACCAACATTATAGACAAAACCTTCTCGAAATCGTCAGTTTTGTCTATTTCAGTCTTTACATATTCAGGGAGGGGGGCTATCAGTTTAATAACCTTCGCCCTCCACTCCCTCGATTCCCGGATAACCAGGGGGCGGACTTCATATTCCTTACCCCCTAACATTACTTTGATTCCTGATTGGCAGAGTTTATCTTCTTCTGTTCTCATGGTTCACTCCTTTTTGGTTAATTATTATGCCGCATTATAGACAAGAGTCACAGCCGGCTCCCCCGATGGCTTTAGTGCTTGAAATGTCACCGGAACAACTGTCTTTTCGCCTTTCTTATAAGCCATCCCAACAGACCCGGTGGCTGTTACTAAGGGCATCATAATAGCGGCTAAATGCCCACTAGGGGTTTTCCCCTCTATCTTGAGATTTAATTTCTTGTTGACCCCAGCCCCCAGGGTAAGGATACTTCCCGACAGCACAGCGCCCGCCATTGCCTTGTCAATATTGAAAAGCGAACTCTCCGCCATATTACAGGTGACTTCGGCAGTCTCTTTAGTTATCACCCGGTCAATCTCGAATGTCTCCTCTTCAACTTCGATACCAGCGGTATCAGCTGTGTATGTTACGGTCACACCGTCCTCGGTATAACCAACCTCCGTGAATGGTGAACTCAAGGAAAGCGCTTCTGTGGTAGTGTCACCAGGCTCTATCGCATATGTGGTTCCCATAATCTCCACCGAGTCAATATAGCAGACCCTGGCTGGTGTAGCTTCCCACAACTCAAGACGAATCCGTGAAAGTATCCAGTTAGCGCAATCACCATCAGTGGTTACGCCCTCAATAATCCCTTGCTGCCCATTCAAAGCTGCCAGCACCCAATTAGAGATTGATAGACCTACTTCGTCAACACCACCATAGCCTGAGTTGTCGGCATCGGCTAGAGTCGTCTGAACCCATGCGTTTGTGCCAAGATAGGTCTGGAGAGGAACTGCGGTAATCTCTACCCACGCATCTGAGTCGGGGTCTTCAAACCTGAATTCAAACTGAGCGAAGTTTCCTGTAACCGCTGAACAATGATGGAAGAAGCTGTTTGTAATGATACCTGCCGTCCAAAGTGTCATCGTTATTCCCCGAGAAGCCACATTGAACTCTACGTGAGTGCTACCGGCATTGCCTGAACCTGTCTTGGTCAGTTTGGCAGAATGTGCCCCTACATACTGCTGAACAGTTGACCACTCTGCCCGGGCGTCATTAGGTTGCCTGACCTCTAGTGTCGCAACCCCTGTTAAAACATTTGATATTGTCTTTGCCATTTCTTTTTACCTCCTTGCTAATTAAAAAAGACGGCCTAAACCGCCTGTGGATTGGGATTTTATTCTATGCTATCGCTTCTTCATGCTAGTTACCTCCAAGGTAGTCTGGTATTACTTTTCGTTTTCATGCCCCTCATTTTGGCTCTCAGTGCGTTAGGTATCAGCCCTTACCATTATTCCAAAGAAGGTTAATACTGAGAAATAGCTGGGTATATCCACATCAACCAAATCCTGCCCCTGAACTTCCTCAATGGCCGACATGAT